CACGGATTTCATGGAGTACGCCGAAGGCGGTAAGGTATCCCGCGTGAATGAGGCTGGCAATTACACTAAGCCTGGAATGCGTAAAGCGTTGTTTAACAAGATCAAGGGTCAAGCAACGCAAGGGACTGCGGCAGGCCAGTGGTCCGCGAGAAAAGCACAGCTTCTTGCGAAGCAGTACAAGAGTAAAGGCGGGGGGTATAAGGATTGAAAGCTCCGCAACAATCGCTTAAAGACTGGACCCAACAACGTTGGACAACCAAATCCGGTAAACCGTCTTCTAAGACGGGCGAGCGATATTTGCCTGAAGCAGCAATCAAGTCTTTGTCACCTGCGGAATACGCAGCAACAACCCGAGCAAAGCGAGCAGGAAAAGCCAAAGGTAAACAGTTTGTAGCCCAACCTAAAAGCATTGCTAAGAAAACGGCAGGATATAGATGACAACCTCCGGCACCACGGCGTTTGACTTAGACTTCACGGAGATTGCCGAAGAAGCTTGGGAGCGTGCTGGCCGCGAAATGCGTTCGGGTTATGATTTGCGTACGGCCCGGCGGTCCATGAACTTGATGACTATCGAGTGGCAGAATCGTGGTTTGAACATGTGGACGTTTGATCAGGGCACACTAACCCTGACACCCGGTTTGAACACTTATGCGCTTCCTCTGGACACTATTGATCTGCTAGATCACGTCATACGTACTGGGCAGAATACTGCTTCAACGCAGGCGGACCTGACGATCACCCGGATTAGCGTCTCTACCTACGCTACGATCCCCAATAAGCTTCAGCAGGCGAGGCCCATTCAAGTGTGGGTACAAAGGCTATCAGGTCAGGTAGCACCGACCGGAGCTACGCTCAATGGCTCTATTAACTCGTCTAATACTACGACCATCACGTTGTCATCAACAGCGGGGTTACCTTCTGCGGGCTTCATCAGGATTGACTCTGAAGACATCTACTACGGCTACCTAAACGGCAACGTATTGGGTGGTGTATTTCGTGGGCAAAACGGGACAACTGCAGCGTCCCATTCAACTGGCGCTGCAATCTACAACCCAAACCTACCTGCAGTAACTGTATGGCCTACGCCAGATAACAGCACGACTTATCAGTTTGTGTACTGGAGACTTCGCCGTGTGCAGGACGCGGGGGCAGGTATTGAGATTGCTGACATGAACTTTAGGTTCCTGCCATGTGTAGTAGCGGGGCTTGCGTACCACATTGCAATGAAGGTGCCTGAATTAGCGCCTCGTGTAGAGATGCTAAAGGCGGCATATGATGAGCAGTTCAATTTAGCAGCTGGCGAGGATAGAGAAAAAGCTGCTGTACGGTTTGTACCTCGCCGCCAGTTCATTGGCGGTGCGGCGTAATGGGGAATAGGTATGCAAGCGGCAAGATTGCCATTGCGATGTGTGATCGTTGTGGCTTTCGTTTTCGCCTGCGTAACTTAAAAGAGCTGATTATAAAAACCAAGCGTGTAAACATCTTGGTTTGTAATGAATGTTGGGACCCAGATCATCCTCAGTTGCAGTTAGGGATGTACCCGGTTGATGATCCGCAGGCACTTAGGAACCCGAGAAGAGACACGACATATGTAACTTCGGGGGTTTTGGAAGACGGAAGTCTTGGGTTGGGTAGTAGGCAGATTCAGTGGGGTTGGAATCCGGTGGGTGGCTCTCGTAGTTTTGATGCGCCACTTACGCCAAATGACTTGGTTGCAGTAGGCCAAGTTGGTACAGTAACAGTAGTAACTTCTTGAGGATTTATCATGGAAGGCAAAGCAGCAGTTCGCAAGCATGAAAAGGCTATGCACCCTGGCAAGACGCCGACGTTTGCTAAGGGCGGTAAAACCAATCTTCAGATGAAAGAACTGGGGCGGAACCTTGCTAAGGTTGCTAACCAGAAAAAGCCCATGCGGCGTACCCGCATGACGGGGGTGTGAGATGAAAAAACCAAATAAGTCGCAACCGTCGCCAGCGCCAAAGGTTGACCTTAAAAACTCGGGGTACCCTGAAAAAGATGTCAAGACCACGGGCATTAAGATTCGTGGAACTGGCGCTGCCACTAAGGGTGTGATGGCTCGTGGGCCAATGGCTTAAGCAATGAACTACGCCGATTTAAAAACAAACGTCAAAGACATCTGTGAGAATGAGTTCACAGATGCGACGCTTGCTATGTTTACTGAACAAGCTGAACAGAAGATCTACAACGCTGTTCAGATTCCTGCGTTGCGTAAAAACGTGACCGGGACAATGACGATTGGCAATCCATATCTTCAGATACCGTCAGACTTCTTGTATGTGTATTCTATAGCGGTAATTGATACGGATAACCGGTATTACTACTTGATCGACAAGGACGTTAACTTTATTCGTGAGGCGTATCCTTATTCTGGGCAAGTATCTAACACTACAACGCCCCCACGTGGGCGACCCAAGCATTATGCAATCTTTGATGATTCCGCGTTCATTCTTGGTCCAACTCCAAATTTAGCCTACAGCAGTGAACTTCATTACGGGTATTACCCCGAAAGCATCGTGACAGCTGGAACTACATGGCTTGGTGATGAGTTTGATTCCGCACTGTTGAACGGTACGTTGGTTGAAGCCATACGATTTATCAAAGGCGAACAGGATATGGTTGGTTTGTATCAATCTATGTTTGCTGAGTCATTGATGTTATTGAAGAACCTTGGCGATGGAAAACTACGTCAAGATACGTATCGTTCTGGGCAGGTTCGTGTACCTGTCAAATAAGGGGTAAAAAATGGCTATCTCTCAGGCTATGTGCTCGTCGTTCAAGCAGCAGCTCTTTTTGGGCGAGCATGACTTGGATACAGACGTTATTAAGATTGCGCTGTACACAAGCGCTGCTACGTTGGGCGCGTCTACGACTGTTTACACAACTTCGGATGAGGTGGTGGGAACCGGGTACACAGCCGGTGGTAATACGCTTACTGGTGCGTCCGTAAGTCTTTCAGGCACGACTGCGTTCGTGGATTTTTCAGACACCACTTGGTCTACTGCCACCATTACCGCTCGCGGCGCGTTGATCTACAACTCTAGTAAATCAAACAAAGCGGTTGCCGTTTTGGATTTTGGCGGGGATAAAACTTCAACGAATGGTGATTTTACCGTTCAGATGCCCACCAATGATGCGTCTAATGCACTGCTTCGTATTGCTTGATGGGTGTTAGGTGGCCGATGCAATCGTAGCCTTTGAAGGTTGGTCTGCCTCTGGCGTTGGCTGGGGGCAGCAAGGGTGGGGTGTCGGCCATTCAGATGTTACTGCGCAAGGGTTTGTAGGCACAGTTGTTGTAGCTGCTGATGCGGATGTCCCGGTAACGGGGGTACAGGCGACGGGCTTCATAGGCACCGTTACCGTAGTAGCGGAAGCCGTTGTTGTTCTCTCAGGCGTTCAGGCCACAGGTTTTGTTGGCACCGTCACAGTTACTGCGGCTGCAGTTGCCCCCGTTACAGGCGTTGAAGCCACAGGTGCTGTAGGCACTGTAGTTGTTAATGCAGGCGCAGTTGTCCTAGCCACGGGCGTTCAAGCTACGGGCGCTGTAGGCACCGTTACAGTCACAGGCACGGCTGTTGTTTTAGCCACAGGCGTTCAAGCTACGGGCGCTGTAGGTACTGTAGTTGTTAATGCAGGGTCGGTTGTTCCTGTTACAGGTGTTCAAGCCACAGGTGCCGTAGGCACAGTCACGGCCACAGGCGGGGCGACGGCTACTCCGTCAGGCGTACAAGCAACTGGCCTCGTAGGCCAAGTTAATGTCTGGGGGCTGATTGATGACTCTCAGGCTGCAAACTGGCAAAATATCAACGACGCACAAACCGCTGGGTGGAGCGCAGTGTCCGGGCCTGTTTCAGTGAGCTGGCAAATTATCAACGATAGTCAAACTTCTGGCTGGAGCGCGGTCAACGACGCACAGACAGCTAACTGGCAACAGATAGCAGCATAGGATAGATCATGGCAACTCAATACACTTCAATTCTTAAGTTTGCTCTCCCAGTTACTGGCGAGTTATCCGGTACCTGGGGTGATATAGTCAATAACAACATCACTTCGATGGTGGAGCAAGCAATTGCGGGTCTTGCCACAATCGACACATGGACAGCTAATGCACATACATTGACGGTTGCAGACGGTACTACTTCTGAGTCTCGTTGTGCAATGCTGGTTGCTGCTACAGGGGCGGGTGGTACCGCGCTAACCGCTGCGGGTGAGATTATTTGCCCAGCCGCTTCGAAGCTTTATGTACTTAAGAATGGCGCTGCATACGCGGTGACACTTAAAACCGCTGCTGGCACTGGCGTTGCGGTTCCGGCTGGAGACACTGCGTTTCTGTTTTGTGATGGCACCAACGTCAACGCTTGCGTGACAACGATTGTCGATGGGCATATTTCTGGCAACCTTACTGTTGATGGCAACACGACTCTAGGTAATGCTACGACCGATACCATTACTGCGACGGCGCAGTTCAACACGGATCTTCTGCCTTCTACGGACAACGCCCGTGATCTTGGCTCAACGGCTAAGAGTTGGAGAACGCTCTATTGCGATACGTCTGTTTTGGTTGGGAACTTAAGCCTTGCTGGCAACACCCTGTCTTCGACAGACTCCAATGGAAACATCGTTCTTGCCCCGAATGGCACGGGTGACGTTCAGCTTGACGCAGACACGGTGCGCGTGGGTGATGCAAACGCCAACGCAACGATCACGACCAACGGCACGGGCGACCTGATTCTTAACACGAACGCAGGCACTAACTCCGGCAGTATTACGATTGAAGACGGTGTTAACGGCAACATCATCATTGCGCCCAACGGCACCGGTCAGGTGCAGATTACTAACGCTGCATTGGATCTGACCACCATCGAAGTCACGAACATCAAAGCCAAGGACGGCACTGCTGCTATCACTATAGCGGATTCGACTGGGGCGGTAGGGATCTCGACTGCTGTCACGATGTCCGCGACCACTCAAAACATTGATCTTGGCACATCTCAAACTAGTGGAAAC